TAGATTAGCGCAATTATTAAGCTCTAATTTAACAGCGCCAAGTTTTGATTTTCCTGTTTATGTAAATAATGGAAATGTAATTAATATTTATCCTGTAACTACTACACAACCTGTTCAAACAATTCAAACCGTTCCTGCTCCCTCGAATAATTATGGACCTTTAGTGACGTGTCAATATATTAGATATCCTAGAGACCCTAAATGGACATATTTAAACATAACAGGGGGTGAGCCTGTATTTGACCAATCACAAGCCGATTATCAAGACTTTGAATTACCTGATGATTCTTTTGCAGATTTAATTGTAAGGATATTACAATACGCAGGAGTAGGTATAAGAGAGATAGATGTAGCTAATTTTGCTACTACCCAAATAACAACTAATAACCAAGAAGAAGCATAATTATGACAGTAGTTCCTAATCAAAATAGTAGTTCCGCGTGGAAGCCATCAGATAATAGTTATATATCTCAATATACTTATTATGAAAATGATAGTGCTAACCCCACTAATATTAATTGGGGTTCATATCAATATGTGAGTTTAAGAGATGTTGTTAATAACTTTATGTTAATATATAATGGTAATCATTCTATAATTAACAATGAGGAAAGGTATAAAGTTATTTTTCACGCTAAACGTGGAATACAAGAATTAAATTATGATGCTTTTAAGGAAATAAAAGTATTAGAGATGACAGTAGATTCTGCATTAAGATTCGTGCTGCCCTCAGATTATGTAAATTGGGTAAGAATATCTTTATATAAAGATGGATGGTTAAGACCCTTGACTGAAAATATTCAAGTGGGAAGCGCTTTGGCTTATTTAAAAGATAATAATAATAATATTTTGTTTGATGAAGAAGGGAAAGCTTTAAGTCCTGAATATTCAAATTTAGATATAGATAGAATAAAGGGTTCTAAAAAAAGTATTTATTTAAACGAAGGTAGTCAGTTTAATAATCAAGAAGGATATTATTGGGAAGGAAGATGGTTCTTTGATTATGCTATAGGGGCGAGATATGGTTTAAATACGGAGACCGCTAATTCTAATCCCACATTTACTATTGATAAAAGAAATGGGGTTATTAACTTTAACTCAACAATGTCAGGAGAACAATGTATTTTAGAATATGTTTCAGATGGAATGGAAAATGGAAATGAATCGGAAATTATGGTAAACAAATTATTTGAGGATTATATATATGCTTATATCAAGTTTGCTATTTTAAACAGTAAACACGGGACTCAAGAATATCTTGTCGGACGAACAAGAAAAGAAAAAGCGGCTTTACTTAGAAACGCAAAAATTAGAATTAGTAATATACACCCCGGAAGACTTCTTATGAATTTAAGAGGGCGTGATAAATGGATAAAGTAAAATGTCAAAATCAATTAATACAACAGTTACATTTGTAGCCGGTAGAATGAATAAAACTATCGACGAAAGACTTTTGGCTAACGGAGAGTATTTAGATGCGCTAAATGTTCGTTTAGGCTCTACTGAAGATTCTGAAATAGGTTCAGTAGAAAACGCTAAAGGAAATGAGCGTTTAACTACTCTTACTTATACTGATGCGGCTAACACTCCTTTAAGTTCTTCTGCTCGATGTATAGGAGCTTATGAAGATTCTGCTTCCAACACTATATATTGGATGGTACACGACCCTGCATTTCTTTTAGGTGGAGTAACGTATAAGCTTGATATGATTGTTTCCTACAATACTATGACACAAGCTTTAATTTATCACGTAGTAAGTATTGCGACAGGTGGTAATACTACTTTAAATTTTAATCCTGCTTATTTAATTACAGGAATAAGTTTAGTGGACGATTTATTTTTTTGGACAGATGACTTTAATCCTCCTAGGAAAATTAATGTTACAAGAGGATATCCTTATCCTACCCCTGCTAATGTAGACCAAATTACAGCAGAAGAATTAAACGTAATAAAAAAACCCCCTGCCGAATCTCCTGAAGTTACTACCGCAGAAACAGCGGGTCAAGAAAACTTTATGGAAGGAAGGTTTATTTGTTTTGCTTATCGTTATAGATATGAAGATGGGGAATATTCTGCCACTTCTCAGTTTAGTGCTCCCGCATTTGTGCCGGGAAATTTTCAGTTTAGCCCTGATGCTTTTTTAAATGATGGTATGTTGAATATAAATAATTCAGCTACTATTATATTTAACTCGGGTAACGACCTTGTAAAAGAAGTTGATTTATTATTTAAAGAAGCGGATAGTAATATTATTAAAGTGATTGAGAGAATTAACAAAGATGAAGTAGGATATTTAGATAATACGGTTTATAATTACTTTTTTGATAACAGTAAAATATATACAGTTTTACCTGAATCAGAGATATTAAGGCTTTATGATAATGTACCTAAAAAAGCTAAAGCGCAAACATTAATGGGTAACAGATTAGTATATGGAAATTATACGGAAGGGTACGATTTATTAGATGGAGACGGACAAAGAGTGAATCTTACTTATCAAGTGGAACACATAAGTACCCCCATAGAAGAAGACGATTTAACTCCTACATTGAGTAGTTATACTTATAATAACCTTAGTGGCGCTTCTTCTACTATTCCAAATGCAAGTTTAAATATAAATACTGCGGGAATAAATTTAGAGGCAGGAGGGGTTTTAGTAGTAGGTTTAAAATTAACTCATCATTCATTTACGCAGGCAGCCGGTACAGCAATGCCCGATGCTCCTGCGGATGAAGTGTATGTAAACTTAGCATTTACTTTACCCCAAGATTATGTTAACGGATTTGCGTTAGCCACAAGTACAGCTTTTGGAGCAAATGTAGGAACTACTACAGTATGTACACCTATTGAATATCCTACGTGTTCGTTTAGCTCTTCTTGGAGCGAAGTTTTTAATTGTACAGTACCTAATGCACATACTACTCCGGCAGCTCCGGCAGCAGGTTCGTGTGCTACTTGTACTCCTGTAGATACATTAAGTAGATTTTTAAGTGGTTATGATTTTAATTTTACATCCGGACAAGGTATACAAATAAGTGCGGTGGCTACAGCACCCGATGAGTTTAACCTTATTATACCGGCAATATTATATATTGACACGAATGCAGCTCCCCCAATGGCTACCGACCCTCTTGACCCTTGTAATACAGGAAACCCTTTATATGGTTTTTCTCAAGGTGTGTGGCAGTATTATGAAATTACACAAGCAGATGTTTCATATAGAAATATATCTGTACCCCGTAGTTTACATAGTGATAGAGGATATGAAGTGGGTATAGTTTATATGGATGAGTACAATCGTTCTACCCAATCTTTAGTGAGTGCTACTAATACTATGTATGTTCCGTGTAGCGCTTCTATTGACCAAAATGTAGCAAAGATTACTATACCTACGGATATGAAAGCTCCTGCTTGGGCAAAAAGATATAAGTTTGTTATGAAACCCGATGTGCTAGGTTTTAATACCATTTTTAGTAATATAGTATATACCGCTACCGAAACTAATTATGGGTACGTATTACTAGAGGGAGAGAATGCTGCTAAAGTAGAAGAAGGAGATGTATTAAGATTAAAGACAGATATTGATGGAGCTATAGGAACGTGTTTAGAAATAACGGTATTAGAAAAGAAAGTTCAACCAAGAGATTTTTTAGCTATTTCACCTACTGACCCCGGTACGATAAGTGGATTAGTACCTATGCCGGGTGCATATATGAAGATTAATAATAATAATTTTAACTCGGTAATGCCCGAAGATTCTTATTATTTACCCGGACAAAGGTCTCAAACACAAAGCTCAGGGGGAGAGTGTCCTAAAATAGGTTATCCTTTTTCGGAGTATGATGCGACCTTAGCTCAATGGAACCCTGTTGATTTACCTGCGGGAAGTCGTGTAAGAGTAGATATGAGATGGGAAAGAAAAGGTTCTAGAAAAGGGGAAAGTGCCTGTGAAAGAAGAGAGGCAGAGTTTGAAAAATGGTTTACAGTCAGTCAAGACTATAGCAATGCAAAAGCTTGGTGGGATGGTGATAATATAGCAGAATCTGTAACAGGAGACCCAAATGTTGTGTTTGATTATTGGTATGTAGGAGCAGGAGATTGTGATATAGCTAACTCTTATAACTCTACTCTATTAACACCGGGAGGAGGTTATGCAACTTTAAATGCTGCTAAAAATGCAATAGCGTGTGAGCATTGTACTAATAATTTCCAATGGTGGGATGGAGGTACAGCAGACGGATTGTTTTTAATTGTTACCGGAACTAGAGCGTGTGCAGGAGCAAGTTATAGAAAAAAATTACGTTCTAGTTTAAGAATTACTTTTGAAATATATAAAGCTGATAACGTATTAGTATTTGAAACTAAACCCGGAGATGCTTTACCTGACTTATGGTATGAAGGAGAGGCTTCTTATGCTATAGATGCAAATGGATTTCATTTAGGAAATATCGGTCGTTATGGAACAGCTAATCAAGACCAAACGGCACTTGTTCCGGGAATTATTTTTTCTCAATTTTTTAATTGTTATGCTTTTGGTAATGGAGTAGAGAGTTATAGAATAAAAGATTCTATGAAAGGAAAAACTTTTACGTTAGGAAATAGAGCTTATTCTACAGCAGGACAAGATGCAGGAGAAGCAGATAGATTTGCGGACTTAACTTATAGTGGAGTAATAAATGATGAAAGTAACGTAAACAAATTAAACGAATTTAACTTAGGGTTGTCAAATTTTAAACCATTAGAAGATTCTTATGGGGAAGTAATGAAATTAGATGGTAGGAGAACAGATATTTTAGTTTTACAACAACACAAAATATCCTATGTATTAGCAGGAAAAGATTTATTATCTGACGCAGGAGGCGGAGGTGCTTTAACATCAGTACCGCTTGTTTTAGGTCAACAGGTAGCGCGTATAGAAGAATACGGTATTAGTGATAATCCGGAAAGTTATGTTCAGTATGGACCGGATAAATTTTTTACCGATGAAAAAAGAGGAGCGGTTTTACAATTAAAGGGGTCTGCGATGGAGAATGAGCAACTTAAAGTTATATCAGAAACCGGAATGAGGTCTTGGTTTAGAGACCAATTTATAGACCCTACTTATGTAGGTGCTCAAAAATTAGGGGGATTTGACCCTTATATGAATGAATATGTTTTAGCTATAAACGATATAGACCTACCTCTTGTACAACCTTGTATTGGATGTGGCTTACAATTTAGTATAGATATGTCTGTAACCCCGTCGTGGAGTCATTGTATTGATGTAGGAGAAGTAGTGGGAGATGTGGTTATAACGTGGCAAGTCACAAGTCCGGGTACTTGGGCGGGTACAGTAACGTACTCTAGTGTAGTAACTCCACTACCACCTACGGCAGTTTCAGGGAGTATTACGATACAAAAAACCGCACCATTTCCCACGACACTAACGGTAGATGGTGCAGCGACAGTAGGAAGTCCTGTTATTGATTTTACAGTAGGATGTCCGGCACCTGAGACTTTAACAGTTATTATGGTATGTTTAACTAATGATTGGGAAGCAGGTCAAACTATTCATAATCAAACTAATTTCACAAATAATGGACCCCCTATCTTCACATCATCTTTGATGCCTGCTGATAGTTCAGCTCCGGTTACTTTTTTATCAGGAACAGACAATCCTCTTGTTTCTCAATATCAAGTATTTACAGGACCTCAAGGAACTTCAGGTATACCTTTAGATAACTCAACAGTATATATGCGTACTAGAGTAATAGGTTCTGATACTTTTGTGTTTGATAACACCCCGCCGGGAGTAGATAAATATTATTGGTTAAGAACGAATACTTTATATAACAATACGCCAACGGATATATCAAATTTAATGGCGGCTATAGCAGCAGCAGGAGCAGGAGCAGGACCTTTAACCGTAGATGCAAGTTTAGCGCCCACACAATATTTTGCTAGCTTCACAACAACAGCTCCATTAGGATTAGTGGGGAATTACTTATATTTAGTATATGACTATAGAGACAGCACAGAAGCACAATTATGTTATGTAACACCTAGTGGTTCGGTATCGGATGATATTAGAGAAGCCTGTTGTGATTGTTTTGCGTGTGATACAGGATGTACTCAGTTTAATATAAGTTGGACTTATGGACCGGCGACAAAAATCATTTACGTTAGTTGCGCAGGTGTGCCGGGACAAGGGGCTACAATATTCCCCGGAACAAGTATAAGTATTTGTGTGGCTCAAGGAACTACTTTCATTGTTACAGCAGGGGGAGGAATATCATCAACTATAGGGGCGTGTAATTGTTAAAAAAAAATAATATATGGCAACATTTGGAACATTTTATTTAAATGGAAATAGTTTACTTAATGCGACGGCAGTATTTACTGATGCAGCATTAACTACTACAGCTCCTAATAATTATTATTCGGATGGAACTGTTGTACGTAGACAAGTAGCGGGAGTTTTACAAGCACCTGAGGTATGTCCCACGTGTAATATTCCTTGCACAGCGGGTACTTTAACTTTTAGTGGAGGTGTAGGGTTGTATAGATTCTCTATCGATTTAGGTACAGATTTAGGTGGAGTAAGAGCAGATTTTAATGTGCTTAATGTACCGGATGGAATAAAATTAACGTGGAATGGAAATGGTTACACCGAAATTAGTACAACCGGTTTTGGTTATATGAATACAGTTTTAAATAATAATGTTCCGTTTTTTATAGGAGATACAGGTAGTGCGTGCGCGGGTTTCCCGGTTGCCCCTGCTGACCCTGCGATGACAGTAACTAATAGTCCTACTTATACCTATGATGCGGCAGGGTATTGGGTTCCGGGAGCGCTTGAGACTTATTCTATACCTTATTCTCAAACCAATACTGTTGTCTCACCGGGGGTAAACGTAGAAGGCATAATTAATGTACCTAAATCTACAGCTTCACAAGTTTTAGATGTAGA